TATCTTTGCTTTCTTCTGCCTATCATATACTGGATAAAAAGAGAAATGTTATTCTCAATTAGGGCCCAGGCATTGTACCACTCTATGATAAGTTCAAGTCTCTGGTGAGTTTTATTAATATCATCATATCTTCCACACCATGCGGCCACAATCTTACCTGGCTCTATGTATGTTTCAGTTTCAACACCCGTTACTTTAGTAACTTCTATTGGTGCTTTCATTACATAGATGGAACATAGAGATTCTGATGTGGTAGTTTTTCCTTCCCCTACGGGGTCAATAGAAGCATAGTACATTCCAAATGTAGGATCTGCCACTGGTCTTTCCCATACAACCAAACATCCAATTTTATCTTCTGTCTTTTTATCTACAGGGAAATCTTTAATTGGACCTTTATTACTTAGTGTAACTTTTGGTTTACCGTTTTCATCAGTAGTTATGTCAAGATGCTCATATGCATATTCCTTATCTTCTATTCTTCTTTCCTGAGCGGTAATAAGATGAGTTGGGAATACAGACACTGTTCTGTGTGCAAAAGCTTCTTCAATATTTCTAGGGTGCTGAGAAATCCTTAACTGGTAAGTCTCCGGATCCAGTTCTTTTTTCCATTTCTCAAACTGTTCATCTAAAGCTTTTAATGCTTCAACAACCTGTGAATTTCCATACTTATCAATGTATGGTGGCATAGACCATTGTTCAGGAATAAATAAACCTGACATACCAACTGTACCTTTATTATCTATAAGATTTGTTTCTACAGCATAGATATCATTATCTGTTGGAGATATGATCATTTTTCTTAATGGCTCACATTGTGATAAATCACCCACTGATCCCGCAGCAATAAACATCCCGGTAGTAATCAAACCAGATCTCATGGCCGGACGCATGTACTCATATGTCTGATTCATCTTAGGAGCAATACCAGCCTCCTCATGAAAGAAGTATTTTACCGGTCCCCCTACACCATTTGTTGGATCCTTTTCAAAAGACATACCTTGTATAGTACCTTTGAGACCAACTTCATTCTTTCTATCTCCTTTTCTTACCTCAATCTTTTGCTGCCACATCATAACCTTGTTAGGATTCATTGGACGGTACCAGGCTGTATGCTCATTTAAGAATGCAGCATACTCTTCTAGAAATTTCCAAGAACCTTTTTCATTGATGTAATCTTTAAGACTGGCGCCTATCTTAAGTGTAACCCCTGCTTCAAACCACTGCTGACAAATCAACTTGGCCATATGGTAATATGATGATGCAATCTGACGTTTCTTTAGAACAGCAACATGTTTATAATTAAGTTCTGCAAGTATCTCATATAGAGCCATATGATACTGGGCATCTCTAATATCAGCAAAACCAAATTGTTGAATCTCTTTATTAAAGATAGGCAGGAAGTTTAACCACATGTAATACTCGCGCGCAAGATACCAGATCTTGGTGCCATTCTTAATAATTATACCTTTTCTGCATTTGGCTTTTTGATCATCCCAGTACTCTATGAAATCTCTTGACTTAAATGGAGACATAGTATAAACTCCTTGAAGTCTAAATCTTCTTGACTCAATTGTAAACAAATCAGCACTTACATCATCAAACTCATACTCACCTGGTTCTTTAAAAATAGAAAGTAGGTAAACAGCAAAGTCTTCTCTGCTATCAAAAGATACGGTAGTCCAAGTACCATTATCCCATGTGGGTATATCTTGATAAATTTCACTCATTATGAATCATATGCTAAACCTTGGCCTCCGCGCACTTTGCTAGATTGTTCCTCTTGTAAGTCTTTATATACTCCTTTAAATGAGGCTCTTATCTGGTCAAAATTCTTCGCGGCTGCAACAAGAGAATTAATATTCCCATCTCTACCGGCAGTAATACTTGTTGTTTCCATATACTTGGCTAATCTATCAAGCATAGAAGACATTCCTTTATATGCTCTTGATGTTGGAGTTTCATACATTCTCTCACAAAATATGAGTGCTGTATGAACTGTGTCATCTTCAGTAGAAAACTCTCCTTCTATCTCGCGCATGATCAGTGATTCTTTTTCTATTTCTGGTGTATGAAAGAAAGGATTCATATCTGGATTAGGACATGTCATATAGAACAAGTACTGATAGATCTTAAGATGATCATCTGGATATTCATCCATAACATCTTTAAGTGCTTTCAAAGTATAACAGTGTTCTGTTGGAATTACTGTTCTGTTCTGTACATCAAATAGTTTTATCAGCATTAGTGTTTAGATTTAATTTTATGTTTGTTATCCGAAAGATAATGAATAATTGCTAATACTTCATCAACCAAATAAGGTATTGCCATAGGAATTACTTCTTTTACAATTGGGTCTCCATTCTGGTCCCGTTTGCTAATTGGGTATCCCCAGTTATCCTCACCTTCAACTTCAAAAGTAATGTGGTGAATAAATATCCTACCGGGCTTTAACTTTGGGTTATGCTTTAAGATTATATACATATAGATACTTAACTGCAGCGCGTAATGATTAAAATGACAGTCTTCAAGATTATCTACAGGAAATAATAATTTTTCAGATACACCATCCCAGTTTACAAAAGATTCAGTTTTGATTTCTTTGTTAGTTTTGTAATCAATAATGTTTACTTTACCATTAACTACTTCAACTAAATCTGATTGCCCACATATACCTGCCGACTTAAGATATACCATATGTTCAGGATATACTCCTGGCTCAAGCTTCTGAGAGGGAGCAAGCTTTAAACCATTACTTTGTTCAACTGGTTTAAATACCGGTATAGTAATACCATCTCTTTCCATAGAGGCAAGTGAACAAATATCATCTTCTCTTTGATTATGATACCATGTACCAAGAGTTGTAGATCTATCAGCTTCATTCTTCCAAATCTGTTGAATAATAAGAGGATCAATACCGGCCCATTTAGACCTTTTACTCTTACTAACTCTTTCAGCAACTTTCTTTGCATCAAATGGTTTTTTAAAATGAGAAACAAGTGTGGTTACACTTACCCAATCAATACCATTATCTTCTTGACTTTTGTAGCTGTGATCTGCTGCGTTAAATACTATACTCATTTTTTCAATTGTTCTATTGCTAAAATAGCAATGTTAAAATTTTCTATGTCCTTTGACCTCAACATTGTTGTTAAACCTGTTGCTTCATCAGAAGTAATCTTTTTCTTTTCTTCCATCCATTTTACAAACCCAACTGAGTTTTCTACTGCAAATGAATGTGATATCATTTCTACACCAGACACACTTGTATACAAATGAATTTGTTTTCCTTGAGCCGCCATACCATCTGTCATCAGCGTCTCCAATTCCGGCCAGCTCATGCATTCTCAATTATTGATGTAACTAATGTTCTGGCTGATTCATCTTCAGCCATTAACATCTTACGCATATTAGCTACTTCTTCTTGTGTAAACTTGCCTTCTAGGGAAAGTATTTTCAACCGCAAAAACATATTATCTAGTTCTAACTTATCTAGTCTTGATCTGACTAAAACAATAGGATCTGTCCAAGGTTCAGAATATGTAGATCCATCATTAAGCACTCCACCAAAGATACCATTATGATTAGTAGTAGTTACATCCATTTGCTGTAATGGATCTATTGGTTGTATAGCACCTTTTTTTAATATATCTTGCCAATCATTAAGCCATTGGTCTGATGTATTATTTGAAATTGGATTCATAATATTAGTCTTTAAGGTTATCTAATTTGTCTTCCTCTTCTTCAGACATTAAAGCTTTCCATTTTCCTAATGGACATTCAGATGATAAAGATCTTGTTTTAAATGCTAAAGAACAACCACACTCATCACAACAAGGTGCTGTTCCTCGCATAACACATTTTGTACCTTTGCTTGTACATGCATCACAAACTTCCATTCTGTGTTTTGCAACATCTTCCACAAATTCATCACGTCTAAGGGTATTGGTAATTCCCTCCATGATTTTGTTCCTATCCTTCCAAATTTGTTTTAATAGACTCATACTTTTCTGTTTTAAAAGTGTGTTTTCTTATTTCCTCTAGGGTAATCTTTTTTTCTAGTTCAATAAGAAGATCAAGTTTTTCTTCAATCCTCACTTTTTTTGAATAGGCACCAAAAGTTGAGGTATCATGTTTTTCTAATGCAGCATTAGATCTTTCAATTGATCTTCTTATCCAACTAGCTTTTGCACTAAAATGTCCTAACCCTTCTACATTTATCCTTGGATAAGACAAATTTGATAAACAGCTTCTAACATTTTTGTAAAGAAATTCTACAAAATCTTCAACCAATGTTTCTTCAACATTCATTTCTTCTGCTGCTTGTCTGTAGAGCTTAGACGCTTTCTTGGGTATCATTGCCTAAGAATTTATAGTCTAACAATATGTTTCCCTCTGTCTGGATTTTAAGATTTGGATTGATCATAATAATTTTTTTATTTTTAGCATCCTTCACTATTAATCCATTTTTCTCAGCTTTATTTACACAGTTGCGTACTGTCTGTGGAGATTTAAAAATCCATTCTTCCTCCGCAGATGCATCATAACAAAAGCTGGTTAACTCTATTGGCTCATTAAAGCTGAGTAGGGTTAAACAATTTAAATCAGATTCACTCATTGCTATATGATTTATATAACAATGAGTTAGGATCTGAAATTTTACTACATCCCATTTGGGCATTTTAACGCGTTTCTGTACTTGATTAACAAGTGCCATGATTAGTTCTTTTTAAGCTTTCTATCTGGTGCCGCAGATTTATCACTTGATTTTTTTTCTTCTTCTTCAGGCCCATCACCTACCATTCTTGCAAATTGGTATTGATAGCTAACTCTTTTGAATCTTGCTTCTTCAATGTCTGTCAAAAGTTTTTCATACTTTGCTTGAGATTCTAGATAAGGAACTGATTCATCATAGAATTTTTTCATTTCCTCTTTTCTTGCCATCAATTCTTCATGTGACAATTCTTGTTCTTCTTGTTGGTTTTCCATTTTTATATATTTAAGTTTAGACAAATGTACAATATAAAGTTTAAACTTACAAAAGTTAAACAAAAAACCCACATCACTTAAAGTAACATGGGTTAAGTATTATTAATAACTGTTGTGAACTATCTATTCTTAATTGTAAAATTTAAAATAGTCAACATGTAAAATTCTCTTGATATATCTATCTCAATAGTGAGTATATCAAAAAATCCAAGCCTAAGCCGTAAAGCAAACTTATCCCATTGTTTGTTCTTTACTTTCCAATTATTTCTAACTTTCATAGTCTATTCTTTTATTTCAAAATGCATCCAATCAAAATTATGCAATCTACCTAGAGAAAGGAATCCATGTTTTTCAAAGATATCAATCATTTGTTTGTACTCAGGTCTTGCAAATCTTGCAGTCTTTGATGTTTCTTTTAATTTATTTCTAGCAGGGTCTAAGTCAATAGCTATTCCCCATGAGTGTTTAGACCAATCTGACCCACCTCTCATTTTTCTAAAATTAAAACATCCTCCAAATAAGTCAATACCTAATTCCTGGATCTTTGGTAATCCATATACTGCTAAGATTTCTTTAAATACTGCTAAGACTTTATCTGCAATTAACTTATGGCATCTAAGTTTAGTTGTAGTAACCTTAGTATCCCATGCAATACGCATTGGATAAGGTAGAGTAATTGTTGTAAGATATGTACCTTCAACATTGGGAATTCCATATTTTTTAATTGTTTTTTCAGTTGTTAACATTTTCTTCTGTGTTGGTTGGTTTGTCTTCTACTGTAAACTGTGATACTGTAGCCACTGCTGTTCCAATAGCCACTGCATATCCTGCTGCAGTAATCACAGCTGCTGGTAATGCAATAGGAGCTGCAATTATTGTACCAGCTACTGCTCCAACTACAATAGCAATACGTTGTACTTTCTTCCAAAAACTTGGTGTTTTAGAATTCCATCTTTCTTTTAAATCTTTCATGGTTATTTATTTAAAATTAATTCTTTAACTGCAAGGGATAGATCATTAACATTTTTAGCTAAGTTCTTCAGTTCTATCTGAGTTTGTTCTTGAATAGCCTGATACTTTAATCTTGACTCTTGTT